GCTATTTACTTGGTCGGCAGGAGGGCTGCGAAATATCAGGTTAGCTTCGCGAAAAACTCTTCCCACTGCGTGTCGGTTCCGAAGGTTGGGACCAGAAACACCTCATCGCAGAGGATAGCGATCTCGGCCCCCTCGCGGAGCGCGGTAAAAAGGTTTGTTGTCTTCCAGGAGTAGTCGCTGAGAACCTTGTCGGCCATCTCAGGACCATTGTCGCGGGGTTGAACTGCGCAGGAGTCTCTGATCTGGCGAGCCACGCTGATCGTGTCCGACATCCCGTGCCCATCGTCCATGCCCCAGACATACTTGAAGTCACCGACTGGGAAAACGTAGTAGGTCTTTCCGAACATCTTCGCTTTTGCTTGACTGCCAGTGCAGAAGATGGCCTCTGAGCGGGTGCGCATCCCCACGTGCTCTTCAAACCAGTCGTCCATAAGTTGATGCACGCGTTCAGACGTGTCACGTGGCTGGCGATCCTTGCGAACCGCTTGAACCTTAGTCCGCTTGACAACGTCGCCAGTAAAGCCCTGACCCCGGAACATTGGCTGACCGCGGCAAGCTCGGATAAAGGGCTGGCACTTTTCCTTTATCTCTGCAGTCTTTAGGAGAGAATCTTTGAAGGTCATAGCTGCTGGGCCGCCACTCGTATCTCGTGCTTGAAGGTCTCACCATCGTAGTTAAACGAGTAGTAGCGATCACACTTGAACATGATCTCGCAGTGCGACTCTACACAACCAATAAGATCACGGTTGAATTTCCAGTTTGAATGCTCGAGAACCGATAGAAGCTCTTCCTTACCATCGTCGAGATCAAATCCCTTATCTACCAGACGTTGCCATAGTCCAGTAAGATCCCTAACATCAGTGCAGCACAGCCACTGAAACTTTCCAATAGGGTAGATCACCTCGACAGACCCACGGTTACCAGAATACACTATGGCTTCAGACTTGTCACCGCTTGCGAACATCCAGTTGCGCGCGGGGACATGAAACTTTTTCTCAAGGAACTCATTTACCGCAAGATGGATTGCTTCTGGTGTATTGCGTGGGGCGCTACGCGGCTTCCAAGATCTTGTATCCCAGTCATCTGGCCAGCTCTTGCTTCCATGAAATAGGAACTGCCCCTCAAGCTGCTCAAGAGCAAATGCGCAGTCGCTCTCAAACTTTTCAAGATCAAAATCCTTGCCCTCTGAAAGAAACTCCTTGAATGTTTTCATGAACGATACCATCCCTGGATTTTCTTCTCAAGCTGATCCACTGGAATAATCTCCGGAGTCAGATACTTTTGACCGTCCGCCTTCATCGCCGCGATGTGCTGCTTTCCGAGAATGTTATTCACCGGCTCAGCAAAGAATGCCTGCGCTGACTTGAATGCCTGGTTCATCACGCTGTCACTCAGCGTCATGGTGTCATTTGGGACCTCGTGAAAGAAGTCAACCTTTGACTTGAGGTACGCTGCGTTCTCTTCATTCTTAGCGGCGACGGCCTTTATGAACTCAGCATCTACGTGTCGGCCAGTAGAAGCCGCGCGGGACTCCGCTCTCTTCATCGCGGTGTCAAGCGACGCCTTGACAAAGACAACGCCTACATCATAACCAAGAGACTCGAGAATACCGATCCGGTGAAGAACGTTCGAGATGTCGTTTGACGTACCGTCGATGAAGAGGGGGAGTGCACCATTCAGGTAGTTGAAGAGCAGCTTTGATGTGATGGTGTGGGCCTTGTCCTTGAACTCAGCCCAGCTGTCTGAACGGATTTCCTTTTGCCATTTTGACGAGAGGAACTCCGCGGCCTTGTCGGTGTTCACGACCCTCGGGGAAACGGAGCCGCTCATCTGCTGGACGGTGTAGGACTTACCGGAACCAGGCAGGCCGATAACGAACACCGCCTTGAAGATGCCCTTGTCGTTGATCGACTCGTCGAGGAACTGCTTGAACGTGATCACTTGGAGTGGTCCTTATTCTTCCAGAACTCTTTACCCATCGCAGTTTGAAGCTTCGATGGCTTGATGTCATTCTTAAGCTCGCGCGCAAACTTGTACATCTCAGAAGCAATGCCGTAGCGGCGCCAAGCCGGCTGCACAACCACGTCAAGGGCCTCAAGGTGGTTGTCGTGCTGCTCAAACTTTACCCAGGCCACTTGATTCTTTAGGCCAGCTTCTGCTCGTATCTCAAATTGTGTACTGTCCTTGGCGCCAAGATGGATCCATCCATTTGTGGCGACTAGGGTGATCTCTACCGGCTCATCGTTCTTCTTGATAGTGACAACCTTCCGCTCTACAAAGTGCTTCTTGAAGATCATCGGGTTCACATTTTCAAGAAACTCTTTGAATCTCACTTGAGTTCTTTCGGCTCGGTATCGATGGTGATCATTCGCAGCATCTCTTCACGAGAGGCCACGATCATGTTGTTCACTGTCTTGCCGCCATTGTTGTTAAATGGCACGAATGGCGCGTTCGCACGCTTGCGATCTGTCTTGACCTTGGCGCGGCTGTTAGCGGCGGCGAGGGCGATGTTCAGGTAATTCGCGGCGACCTCTGCATTGCGAGCGGCAAAGCGTGGCTCGATAACTTCAAGGTATGCTGACTGGTTCTGGAAGGCAGCGATGGCGCTATCATAAACTTCATCGATGCGCTGCTCAATGAGCTTGTCATCCTCATCCTTGAGGTCAACTGGGGCTTCGGTTGGGGCGACTGGAGTTGCGCTTACCGGAACCTCTGTCATAGAGTATTGCTGCTCGATGTCGAGCTCGTCTTCACGCATGTTGAAGACGCTGTCAAGCGGGTGTTGAATCGGCATGTTGCTCATTACTTTCTCCCTGCGTCATTACGCAGCTTACGAGTAGGTCTCGTACGTACCGAAGTTCTCGTCTTCATCGGCGGCTTTACAGCCGGCCTTACCCTGAACAGCTGCTGTTCAGTAAGAACCCTAAACCTCGCGCCAATAGAACGCGCGAATCGATCAGCTGCCTGCCACTTTGCTGCGTTCTGAATCAGCATCAGCTTGTCGTATGTCGTCTTAGAATTCGCATTCACCGCTTCCTTCATCGGCTTTATCTCAATAAGCTCGACGCTGTTATCGGCGTACTGGACCAAAAAGTCTGGCCAGTACTGGCGAATCTTCTTGTTGATAGGACTGAGATACGAGATGTTCAAATTCTTTGGCTCGCTCATCCACTTCGTAACCCCCGGTGCGGCATCAAGACGCTGCATGAATGCAAGTTCCCAACCAGATCTTGCAAAGATCCGGCCGGCGTCACCTGCATACTTCTCAGGATGCTTCGGGATGAAGCGAAGTTCAGCCATTTGTATTTACCTTTGTCTTTCGGGAAGCCTTCACTCCCTGATGAAAGATTGATTTTTCAGTGAGAACTCGAAACTTCATGCCATTGGCGGCACAAAAATCATGCGCTGCCTTCCACTTAGCCTCATTTGTCTCTGCCGCCGCGCTGTGCCAATTTTCCTTGACATTCTTTTCGGCGAGCTTCTTCGTGGTCTGCACGAGTGGTTTTACCTCAACCATTTCCTTCTGCACATTCCCATCCTTATCAACGTATTCGATGATGAAGTCTGGAAAGTATTGGTGCACTTGGCCATCCTTTGGGCTGAGATATGGGATGCTGATCTCTTCACTGCCCCACTTTAGGATGTCTGGCTTGCTGTCAAAGTACTTCATGACCGCGGCTTCCCAAGAACTTCGGACGAAGATCTTGTTCACGTCGCCCGTGTACTTCTCTGGGAAGCGGGGAATAAATCTAGCCCTTAAAGTTGCCATGTTATGTCGGCGGATTCTCGGTAGAATTTACCTGTGAAGCCGTGTTGGACGATGGAGAGTTTGAGTCACTGACAACCGGAGTCTGTGGTAGTGAGATACCTTGAGGGATTTGAGATCCCGAAGTGACCGAGAGAAGGGTGCGCTGCGCGCTGGTGCCAAGGCTACCCGCGACACCACCTAGCGTGCTAGCAAGAGGACCACTTACAACCCCTCCACCAGGAGAGATTCCCACCTGGCGCATGAGAGTGCCTGCGGCAGCCGACGTGAGACGACCAACTGTCCCAGAAAGCAGCCTAGAGAATGGGCCGCCCGCTCCACCCTGTTGCGACTGCGACTGGCGCTTGAAGGCGGTTGCGTTAGATGTTTGGCCGAGGAGAATATCCCCAGTCCCAAGATTTGGGAGATCTTCATTCACGACCTCACCAAATTCCCCAGTCTGCAGGAACAGGGAATCATAGTCGAACTTTGCGCTCAACGTCATTGGGCCAGATTGCTCATGGTCTTGGTCATTGAAGTCAAGGGAAATGAAGCGAGGGTTTGTGAAGATAAATTGGTTCGCGTATGTCGCGGTGATCGTTGACTGCGACTTGCTACCACGCTGCAGGTAAAACTGCGTGATCGTTATCGACGAAAAGATGTCTTTGCGCGTGTATCCCAGCGCTGACCGCATCGCTGTGGTTAGGGATGCTGGATTCTGGTCGAAGTTAAATCCATGATCCTCCATTGGTAGAGATGGGTCTCGACCAATTCTCATGATGGGGCTCAAGAGCTGAAGGTAGGAATTGAAAAGATTCGTACCGCGATTGCCAGTGTCATCGTAGAACATGAAGCTTAGGTCTTGGTGCTCAATGCGCTTGAGAACCTTGGTGCGAAAGTTGTAGAGGTTAACTTCCTCGTACTCAAAGTTGTACTTTGGCAGATCAATCTGCTTGACAATGAACGTCAAGTCGGTCATGAGCGCGCGAAGGTCAACGTTGCTGATCTGCTGCACCTTGTCGATCAAATCAGAGTAAAATGTAAACGACACCTTGAAGAGAAACTTCATCTTCGGGTCGTAGTTGCCCTGTCCGCTTGCTAGCGCCGCCGCGTAGTGAGTAGGAGTCCACTCGCTGTTGGCACCAGGAACCGCAGTTCTAGTTGGGGTTCCAGTTACGGCGTTGAGAAGAGTTGTCTCAGCGAGACTTACTCCATCTTGAATGGCGCTCTGGGTAATCGCGCCAAGCTGACCATTCTTAGCGAATGATGCGGCAAGCTTTCCATCTGCCTGGTTAAGGACCGCGGCGCCAAACTTTGTGAAGGCGACCTGTTCTAGTGCTACACCGGCTGTTGGAAGAAGACCTGAAATGTCAGGCATGGCAATCCTTAAGGAGCGTCAGGTCGTATTTATAGAGACGGCGAAGGGCTCCGAGAGGAGCCCTTCGAGTATTGCTTCAGCGTTCTGGAAAAGCTTAGAACGTTGGGGTAGCGCCGTTGCCGCCAGCGATGAGTTCGGCTGATGCATTGCCGTATTCGTCGAGGAGAGCTACGTGTGGGGTCACGTTGGCTTGTGCAATTTCTTGAACGAGCGCAAGGCGATTTGCTACGAATGCGAACAGGTTTGCTGCGAACGCTGCAGTAACAGCGTCAGTAGCGACTGGTGCACCACCAGCTGCGGCGACCTTGTATGCGTTCAGCAGAGCAAGGACGTCACCAGCGTGGAGGCCAGCGACCGTGTGAGCAGCGACAGCGCCTGGGGACAGGGTGACGGCCGTAACGGTGTTGCTGAGTGGCAGGGATGACAGAGTGATCATGAAATTTCTCCTAGGAAGTAATCACTGGAACAGGGTTATTTATGGCTCTGATCTGATTAGGTCACTGGACCGAGCGAGTTGGAAACAGCCATCACCGTGCCGTGAACGTTTACAGCGTACACGTGACAGGAGATGTTGAAGCCAACGTCAGACGCTTGCGTGGTGTACGTGCTAGACGTTGCACCGCTGATAGCGCCCGTGCTGCTGTTGAACCATTGATACATGAACGTCGGAGACGGTGTACCAGTCCAGGTGCCGGTTGTTGATGTAAGAACCGCTGGGTGAGCCAAGGAACCAGAGATTACTGGAGCCACGGTGTTGGCTGGCTCGCCTGGTGCGCCGACCGCCCAGTCGACCTTCCAGTCATCCTTAGCGTCTTCCTTCCAGTCCAGCTTGAAGTCTTGCTTCAGTTGGGCCAGCGTTTGAAAGAGGTTTGCAATAACGCCTGACATAATCCTACTCCTTAGTTGCCTGAGCTGTTCAAGAAGCCGTTGAGCGCCGTGCCGTAGCCTTGGCCGGAAATCAGCTGGCTTGCGTGGTCGAAACGGATCTGCATGGTGATGGTGTGCGCTTGGTCTGCCGCGCCGTAGTCGTTCTCACCGTAATTCGCCGACATAATCCAGCAGCCTTCGCACAGCCACTGCTCGACGACACCTTCATTACCATCAAGCTGCTCGATGGTCATACCAAACTTGTAGTCAGAGCCAGTAGCGGCGGCGTTCAGCCAGTTGCCTGGAAGATCGGAACCGATAAGACGCTGTTGCGTTTCGAGCTGACCTTGAACTGCAGCAGCTGCGAGACCGGTGATGTCATCCTCGATCGTCATGTTGAGAGCTTCCCACGTGTGCTTACCAGCGACGTATGCCGTGCTGTTGTAGCGGTGGATTTCAACTTGCGCGAATGAAAGATTTGGACGATCCAGAGTCACAGCTTGGCGCGTGAGGTCACGACCGCTAACCGTGGGAACGAGAGCTGCCAGTCCCGTGAACGTGACTTGCCAGCGGAACTTCAGCTTTGGTTGCAGGATACCAAACCCTGCACCCGGGATACCCATTTGCGATAGAGTTGCCATTGTGTCTCCTTGTGCCTTTCTTTTGGTGAACGAGTCACCTTAGCATTATGCGGTTATTTATGAGTCTGCCTGATTTTCTTTGTGCCCGCGGCTGGAGCCGTGAATGCGGTCCATCAGAAAATTGTAGGCTTTCGAATAATTCGTGAGAGAACCGATGCCGCGCTCCCCTCCGTCTATCATTTCCTTCAAAACTAGATCCAGCGGCACAGCAAAGTAGCCCTTGGACTTGTAGAAGATGATCTCGTTGCCATCTTTGATGGCTCGGTGAAGGTTGGTAGAGTCGTAGAGGTTCATGCCAGAGTCGCTGAGAGCTCGCATAAGCATCTCATGAACGTCGTGACCCTCAATGCTCGCATCAAATGGAGCATCAATCTCGTCATCATTGTTGATCTTGATCGCTCGGAGGAAGGCGTCGCGAGTTTCGGCATCATCTCCAGAAACTATCCAGTCGTGAGGACTCGGATACTCTTCTCTCAAGAACTTGAAGACGTCATGTAGAAGGCTGCTGTTTACTGGCAGCCCGTCCTTCTTAAACTGGTCCACAATTCGGTTTGAAATTGCGCCGGTGTTTAGCGAATCGTTGATGATATCAGAGGCGATGAACTCAAAGTTGCCGGCTGGAAAAATGAAGCAGACTCGACCATACTCTTCGGCCTGCTCATAGTTACCAGTCGCGAACATTGCATTCCGACGGATGTCCTTTACGTCAAATGCGAGCTCGCACATTGCATTGAACATCCAGTTAAACCAGGCTTCACTGTCTCGCGGCGGCCGATTCGCTGGATGCTCAAAGAACATGGCGGTATCTGACTGCTTCATGCCACGAAGCAGTGGAATACCGGCTGACTTATTCAAAAATTCTGGGCAGCGAGCTACGATAGCTTCGACAGCTTGATCGAGACTGTAGGTGTATTCTTCCGCTAAGAATTGTTTGAATCGCATCACGCGAGATTTTCGAGCTTGTACTTCGTCCGATAAATCAGGGAGAGCAGCTCGTCCCAAAGGTTGATGATCATCGGGTGGGTCTTGTCCATACCGTTCTCAACAAGACCGGCGCGAACACCACTGGCCCAACCAGATAGGAAGTTGATGAACACAACTGG